CGCCTGTCCCTTGAAGCCCGGAAGCTCGACCTGGACGCGCTGCCCGCTCATTGGTGGATCACCGTGATCGTCATGGTCCGCTGAAGCGTCTCCGGCGGGTCAGCATCAGTGACCATCGTGAACTCCACGGGCAACCTCACGCCCGTGTCAAAAGCCGGATCCGTCTGAATCTCCGCATCGACCTCGAACCACGCCTCGATGGCGTTGCCGTTGATAATGCTGGGGCCGTGGTCTTCGTCCTCTATCATGGTCAGCCCCAGCGCCACTGCCTCCGGGCCGAGAACCACGTCTGCCGAGGCTATCGATGCCCCAGCAAGCAAGGTTTCCGCCCTCGCGATCAGCCGGCGGCGATCGGCGGGGTCCATTGTTGCCCAGGCAGTGGCGGCGGTAGGAATGGGCATGGCTCTAGTAGAGCGCCCAAATGTCTGAGGCGGTGCCGCCGGTGCGAACCTGCCTCACCACGATCGGGTTATAGCCAGCCTGAAGTGGGTAGTTCGTGCGGATCGTGCCGTCGATCTGCATCAGATTCGCAGTTCCTGCCGTTCCGACAGTGAGCGAGCGGGCAATGCCCCCAGGAAGATCCGCATCAGCCTTGGTGACTGGCGCGTAGACCTCGGATGGGTCGGTTCGGTTACTGAGGCTTGAATAATCAGGCATATTTACGACTCCTAAGCGAGCGCAGGATCGCGATAGCGGCGAAGGATGTTCTTCACGGTGGAACTGAGGCCCACTTCCTCGGAACTGTTCTGTGCGGGCCGCCCTTCGCGATTGGCAAACAGGTCGGCGATGACCAGGAAGGCCGCCACCTTCAGCACATCGGCATTGGGATCGGCCTGATTGGCATAATCCAGCACGATCTCACTGGCTGCCGAGATAAGTGTCTCGATCGTCGCGTCCTGCGTTTCGTCGATGACGTTCAGATATTCTTTCGCCTCGGGAAGCGTGAGAAGATCGGCCATCAGGCTTTGTCCTTCCCGTCCCGGCCGCGCTTCACGGCAAGGCGCCAGCCGCTGTCAGGGGTGTCCGGCTTGGCTTCAGTGTCCTTCTGAGCGATCCAGATGGAACCCGCCCAGGTGACAGCATCCCCGCGTTCGTAGGATTCACCCGCCTTGAAGACGCCGCGGTCGATGAGTGTCGGCCACTTCAGGGTCGCGATATGCTCGACGGAGCCGGCCCTGAATGCGAGTTCGATCGTGCGATCATCGTCCAGAACCCTGCAGTCGAAGTCCTCAAGCTGAAAGCCGTCGCGTCCGTCCCTGCCGTCCTTTCCCTGAATCGGGCCGAGGTTCTTCAGGCGGCCATCCGTGAACGTGGCAACCAGGTTGCCTTCATGGTCGCGCAGAAGATCGGCAATTCCGGCGCCGTCCTTGCCGTTCTGGCCATCAGCCCCGTCACGCCCGTCCTTGCCGTCGGCACCCTTTTCGCCCGGTTCTCCAGGATCGCCCTTTTCGCCCTTTTCAAGCTGGCGAGCCTCAAGAAAAGCAATGCGCTCGATCAGAGGCGCGGTGGCGCGTTCAACATGCTCGCGAACGATCAGCGCGGTTGTTTCGGCCAGGGCCTTCGTATCAAGCATTCAGAGCCTCCCGAAGGTCTTTCTCGAACAGCGCCAGGGCTGCGCGGCGAGCCTCAGCATTATCGTTTGCCGGCTCGGCGGGTTCAGGGCGGGCGGTTCCGAACGGATCTTCCTGAGCATCCCGCTTCGCCAGGGCCTCAAGGCTATAATTCTGCTGCTGGAGCATGGGACTATCCCCGCCCGCCTTTGGCTTGCGATCAAGCTTGGCCCGCTGTTCGTTCGGTGTCAGGATTCCGCCGCTCTTTTCGAGCACTTCCATCTGCGTCACGCTGTCCATGCGGAGCAGATTGTCGACGTCAAACTCGGTGCCGAGTTTCTCTCCCGTCGCCAGCCCTTCATCCAGGCAAAGCTCGATGCTCTCGATGAGCACCTGAAGGCACTGGGAATAATATTCCGTGTTGAGCGCCTGGACGTTGTTGTAGGTCGGCTGCTCACCGATGCCGATCTTGTAGGGCGGGACGTGGTAAGTCGAACAGACCACTTCCGCCGTCCATTTAAGCTGCTCGATGAGCTGCGTTTCCTCGGCATTCATCGACAGGCTCTCATATTTGAGCCCATCGCCTAGAACCGCGACCTTCCCAGCGTTCGTCCCGCTGAAGTTGCCATCCCAATACGCTTTGAGGCGATCGGCGGTCTCTTGCGCGATCTCCCCCGGCGCGGTGAGGATGCCACCTGGTCGGGCGCCATTCTGGAAAAGCCTAGTGCTGTTGTTCTGAATCGCCACACCCTGAGTAGCAGCGAGGCCGTTGGCGTAGATCGGTGAGAGCCCGACCAGCGGGTGAAAGAAGCAGTTGAAACGGTCGTGGATAATTTCGCGAGCGGGAACGATCAGCCGCTCAGTCACGCCAGCCAGATTGTCCGTGTCGATCTCGTAGAAAACAGCGCCTCGGTCAGAAACGAGCGGAGTCACGCGGTTGGGATCGAGAACATAGAGCTTCGCGACAACCCCACGGCCGTCGCGCTGCTTCAATATGTAGGAGTTGCCCCGCTGAAGCTTGGAAAGCACCCAATTTTCAAAGAATTGGATGCGGTTCTGGTAATCGTTCGGCTTGCGAAGAACCGGAGAATACGCCCCGTTCGACGTCTCGGTCCAGATCCCGTCGGCGTCTTGGGCAACCAGCTTGCAGCGCAGCTTGGCGATGTCCGAGGCGATAAGTGTCTGGCAGGCAAAGACGGCATGAAACGACATCACGGTATCGAAGGACACCTCGACGTTCTGCTGCCACGCCCCGGCGAAGCTCTCGCGAATGATGGGCCACCACCCGCCGCGGCTGGCAGGCGCGTTCAGCGCCTTCTCCTCGCGTGTGATGTTGAAGCCAAGCAGGCGCACTGGCTTCAGGACTTCGCTTCGTTAATCTTGGCGCGGAGAGTATCCGCATCCCACCCATTGAACGGGCGCTTGCCGACGGCGGCCGCATATTCAGCGCGCAGGGCGGTCAGATCGCCTTCAGGCTTCTTGGCGCCGCCCTCCTTGCCGCTGTCATCGTGATCCAGCTGGGGGCGGCGAGCGCGCTTGCGTTCCTCAGCCCAGCCCATCGCCTGAAAAAGGCGGGACTTCGGCCCGTCCAGATCCACTGGATCACCGGCCGAGAGCATCCGGGTTCCGTAACGCATATCTCGGGTGACGGTCAGCTTCGTGCGGGCCATTTCAATTCTCCGGCTATGGACAGAAAAGGGCGGGCCGAAGCCCGCCCTCCCCCTGTTAGACTTCGGCGCTCGGAGCCGTCACGGCACCGCCCCAGGCGGCATCGCGAATGACCTGCACCGCTTCCGCCCGACGACGCGCCCAGTTCAGGGTGCGCTCGGCACGGAAGCCGACCGAGTTGGTCTGCCAGAGGCTGACCATCGTCTGCTCGGTCGGAGTGACCGAGTTGTTCGTCGGAGCAGTGTCCATCTCCAGCGATGCCTCGCGGGACATATCAACGGCGATGCCGCCTTCGTCCGCGAAGTAGATGTCGCTGGCATTGACGGCGATGACATAGCCGTCAGGGACATATTCCGACGTGATGACGGGCAGGCTCTGGAGCCGGCCTCCATTCATGCCGAGGCCGTTGAACTCCGGCTGACCGAGGGCATTGGTCATCATGCCAAGAGCCAGAGCGGTTCCCGACTGCATGATGAGCACTGCCGACTGCGCCCGGTTGTTCGCGTTGATGTAGACCTGGAGCAGCGAACGAACGTCGAGACGAATGTCATCGGCGTCGCCCGTGCCACTGGCCGCGATCGACGTGATGCCGTTCGTGATCGACGCAGGCTTGACCCCAGCGGTGCCCGCGTTGGCCGGATCGATGAAGTCGGTGTCGATGCGCTCGGCAAGGGCGTCGCGAAGGGCATCACGAACGAGCTGCTCGCTGTTGGCGCTGCTGTCGCGGATGACCTCTTCGGTCAGGACCGCGATGTTGGCAGCCTTCAGTGGTTCGAGCGTGGTGCGGCTGAAGTCGAAGCTGGTCAGCGGCTTCGCTGCACCTTCCCCAACCCAGTAACCCGCGCCACCGCCGGTCTGCGAACCGAGCGGAACCCGGAACGGAACCCGGCGAAGGTTCGGAATGCCGTTCTGACCGAACTGGCCCAGAATGGTCTGCGGACGCAGATATTCGACGAAATCGGCAAACGCGCCGCCTTCGGCCGAAACCAGATCCTCAGCCCAGTTGCCGGTAGCAGTCGAGCCAGCCGAAACAGCGGCCTTCTCGATCTTGCCGAACCCGTTCAGCGCCAGCGCCTTCAGGGTGCCGACCGCGTTGCTGTCCTCGCCATAGCGGGCCTTGGCGATCTGCTCGGCAGCGAACAGGTTGCCACGGGCCATGCCGAAGCTCTTGACGAGACGGGCGAACTCGATGCCCGGCTCCAGCTTCTGCTGGGTCTTCACCTGGACAGTGCCGCCGCGGGCAGCGGCGCCCTCAGCCGCCGAAACGCCGTTCACCGGCTTCGCAGCAACGGCAGTGGCCTTCTCGAGCTTGCGAAGGCGATCAAGGTGCTTGTCGACCGCTTCGACGTCGGCTTCACAGCCGTCATACTCTTCCTGCTCGGCCACATCGAGGGTGGTGCCCTCTTCAGCGGCCTTGCCCATGATGGTCTCCATCTTGGCGACCAGGGCAGCGCGCTTGTTCTCAAACGCGGTGATCTGTTCAGCGTAATTCATGGCTCAAGTCCTTTTGATCGAGCGGATTTGGAAGGGCGCCCGATCGCGGGCAGGTGCATCCAGCTTCACCACCCGGACAGACTTGCCAGTCGCGGCTTCGTCCGTGGTAGCGGCGGGAATAGGGTCAGGGTCAGGAATGCCGGCATCAGCCCTCAGCTGGGCGTCGATCGACTTCACCGCCGTAATGAGTGCGCCGGAATTGGCGGGGATGGTGACGGCGCTCAATTCGTAGCATTCCGCCTCGGTGAAGCGAACACCGCCATTGTCCATGAAGCTATATTCGATGGGCCGAAAGCCGATGCTCACCGCCCGAACCAGACCAGCTTTGATGGATTGCCAGGCTTCGTCGATCCGGTCGCGCAAAGTGCCAGCTTCCTCGATGACAGGAAGCGATGCCTCGAACGTAATCCCCGCTTCAGTCGGCTTGTCGAACTTCACCGTTCCGATCGGCTTGTCGTGCCGGTGTTGCCAAAGGAACGGCATGGGATTCTCGAACTTGAGACCCATGGGCTCAACGATGTCGCCGACGCGATCGACCTCGGGTGTCGTCGCGATTCCGCGCAGCGTTCTTTTCTCCTCATCGACCGCTTTGATCGTGAGGACCGAATAGGCCCGGTTTTGCATTTGATTAGCTCCTATCCGAAGACGAGCATCTGGAACTTTGGAGCCTCCTCGACTTCCTTGAGGCTCAACCCCTCGGCCATCAGCGCGGCCGTGATCCCGTCGATTTTCAGATGATCCTGTCCGTGAGGCTTGCGGGGGTAGATATTGCCCCGGCCGTCTTCCTTCGCAGTCACATTGGAGGCCATCCAGTCGAACATCGGATTGCCTGGATGGATTCGCTTCCGCGACACGATCGCCGCTTCCATTTCGCGCATCGGCGGTGAGAGCGTCCGCGTCTGCATGGGATATTCCACCATCGGGGCACCTTCAGCCTGAAGCTGTTGGGCTAGATGATGGGCTTGATACGGGTCAAAGCCGATCGCCTGAACGTCCAGATGGCGAAGCAGCCGGCGAACATCCTCCGCTATGAACTCGAAATCGGTTGCATCGCCCGGAGTGAGTGTCAGGTGTCCAGCGGCTGCCCATCCCCCATAAGCCGCGCTGTTCTTCGACTTGCCATCAAGGACCACCGCCTCAGGCAAATAGAAGTGCGGCAGATAAGCAATTCGACCATCTGCCATTCGGATCTTCGCGACCATCGCGGCAACGTCGATCTTCGTGGCAAGGTCGAGGCCGATCCAAGCCTCACACCCTGCTACTTCCTCGAATGTGAACGGCTGGGCGCAGGCTTGCCAGTCCGCCATGTTCAGCCAGGCATCCCGAGACGAAACCCACACGTTCAGGTGCTTCGTCAGGTTGATGCCCTGTTTTACGGGGCGGTTCAGAGCCTCCTGATGGCGGGCAAGCAGAAAGTCCTCAAAAACCGAGATGCCGAGATTGGGGTTGGCCTTCCTCCAGACGTTGAAGTCGCGCCAATCGTCAGACTTGTCGATCGTGTAGATGATGGCGAAGAAACTATCGTCGCCGATATGGCCTTCCAGAACATCCTCTGCGAACCGCTGCATGTCATAGCAAGGACCGCCAAGGTTATCGCCGGCGGTCGTGATAACTAGCGCCAGAGGCTGTTCGCGGGCGCCCATGCCGGTGAGCATGGTGTCAAACTGGTCTGGCGTATCGTGTTCGTGATATTCGTCGATGATGGCGCAGTGAGGCGAACTTCCATCCCCAGGCTTGCCGATCACCGGTTGGAATCTCGAGCCGTCGACTGTGAAGATCGACCGAGACGCTACCGTAACACCGAACTCATCCAGAAACTCGCCAGGGCCATCAGCCCCTGCCTTCTCGGCCATCAGCTTAGCCGGACGGAAAACCTCCCATGCCTGGGCTTCACTGGTAGCGCCGCAATAAACCTCAGCCCCCGCCTCGCCGTCCATCACCAGCATGTAAAGACCGATGACCGCGGCCAAGACCGACTTGCCCTGCTTGCGAGGAAGCATGATGTAGGCTTGCCGGAACCGGCGCCGGCCATCTGGCCCGACGAAGCCGAACAGACAGGCTAGAATGAAAATCTGCCATTCCTGAAGGACGATCAGTTCGCGAACCCGAGCCCATTTGCCCTTAACGTGGGGCATCAACTCGGCAAAGCCACATACCCGCTCAACAAGGTCTGGTTGGAAATCCCACTCCGGTCGATCCAGATCACTCAGGAACCGCCCACAAGCCCGCTCAACCATTCGGCAGGCATCTATCTCGCCAGTTGTGACCGCCTTTGCATAAGCGATCGCCCGTTCGGCGAACGTCACCCTGCCGCCTTGAGCGCCGCGAAGCCTTTCCGCTCTTCGGACTTCTTCCCCTGCGCCACTTTCGACCGAGAGGCCGGTGTCAGCCCGAACTCGCCTAGATAAGCCTGAAGACGTGCATAATCGGCAGCAACGGCGTTGCCCGCCCTCATTATGGCAACCAGCCGTACCAG